AAACATGGAAAGCATGGAATGTACAGAGAAGATAACACTCTTGAAAGTTTTCATAAAGATTACGATAAGAAGGGAGAAAAGAAGGAATATCTTGACTTACTCAATTATCCTAGCGATGATAACTCAATAGAAAAGAAATTTATTAATAGAACAAGTTAAATTAAAAGGAAGTTAATTATGGGACTTTATGGGACACCACCAAAGCCACCTTCAATGGCAAAACAGGACGAAGATAAGTTTGTTGGTCCTCCAGAACCACCATTTGATGTTAAAGGGTCTGGGTATGACTATAGAACTGCTGAAAGTAATAAGATGAAACCAGATAAAAAGGGTAAATGGTCAAGTAGGGTTCCTTCTGGAAAAGATGAGGGTTTAATATTAAAAGGTAGGGGACATGAAACATATGATAAAACTGTAAGTGCTGAAAAAGATATGGGTTATGAAATGTATGAAAAAGATGGAAGAGATTACTCAAGACCAAACCAAAGAAGAGAAAAATTTGAAGAAATTGTATATAATGCTCCTAATGAATTAGCACAAATAGTTTCGAAACAAGATGGTAGAACTCATCATGGTTTATATACATTTTTAGATAAAGACGATCAAAGAAAATTTGTTACATCCACAGCTGATGAATGGTATAGACCGAAAGATTTATCTGTTCAAGGTGCTTTATATAAAGGAGCATCGAAAAGAATGGAATCTGGTAAAATGATATCAGATAAAGAAGCTTGGCAATATTATAAAGACATGACTGACAAAAGTATTCCAGAAAGAATTATTAATAGTATTATGGGCAGAAACTAGTTATGGCTAAAATAAAAACAGCAGATAGAATAAGAGCATTATACAATTCGGCAGATTCTCCTACAAGATGGCAATGGAAGAGAATAAATCAAAAAGGTTTTGAATTTTCCAATGATAATCAATTATCTGCGAAAGAACAAACAGATTTAGAAGAACAGGGAATGCCGACATTTACTATTAATAGAATTTCCCCAGTAGTTGAAATGTTAAATTACTACGCAACTGCGAACAATCCCAGGTGGCAGGCTATTGGAGCAGAAGGAAGTGATGCTGATGTCGCTGCTGTTTTTAGTGATTTAGCTGATTATGTTTGGCATTTGTCTGATGGTGATACAATGTATTCTAATATTATAAATAATTGTGTTACTAAATCAATTGGATATATGCTTATTGATATTGATGCAGATATGGATGATGGTATGGGTGAAATTATAATGAAACAACCAGAGCCATTTGATATTTTTATTGATCCTAAATCAAGAGATATTTTATTTAGAGATGCTGCTTTTATTTTAATCAGAAAAGTTCTTCCAAAAAGTCATTTATTAAGTTTATATCCAGAATATGCTGCTAAAATTAAAAAGGCTTCAAGTGAGCATATGAGTTATGATTCTGCTTCATCTAGGTCTATGGATGAAGATCAGCATGACTTTTATTCTGATGATAGTGAAATTTTATCTATAGACCCTCTAGAAGGTAAGGAAGATGTTGTCCAAGAATATTTTGAGTTATATGAAAAGATAAAACTTCCATTTATAAATGTTTTTTACAGAATACCACCAGATGAAAAACAATTAAAGCAAATTAATGAAATGGTCCAAGTAAAAATGCAGGAGATGGCTGAGGAAATGCAAGTACAGTTGGCTGAACAGGAAGCAGAAATGAGAGCTGCTGTAGAATCTGGTGAAATGCTTCAAGAAAGATATGAACTTGAAATGAAGAAGGCTCAAGATTTAATGACTTCACAAATGGAAACTTTTGAACAGGAGTATATGAGTCAGCTTCAAAATGAAATATCTAAGGTAGAAAATCAAGTCATAAGTGAAAAAGAATTTAAAATAATGATTCAAGATCAAACATTTAAATCAATGATTGTTGATACTGTTAAATTTTATGCAAATAGAGTAAAACTAACTTGTGTTGTGGGAGATACATTTATTTATGAAAGAGTCTTCCCAGAGGTTATAAAAGATTATCCTATAGTTCCTTTTCATTTTAAATGGACAGGTACTCCATATCCAATGTCCGCAGTTTCTCCTCTTGTTGGGAAACAACGTGAAATAAATAAGTCACATCAGATAATGGTGCATAATGCATCTCTTGGTTCTTCTTTGAGATGGTTATACGAAGAAGGGAGTCTTGATACGGAGGTTTGGAGTCAGTACTCTTCATCTCCAGGTGCATTACTTCCAGTAAGACCTGGCTCCGAAAGACCTACCCCAGTAATGCCAGCACCATTATCAAATGCTTTTTTCACAATGGTTCAAGAGGGAAAAGCGGACATGGAGTACCTAGCTGGAATTTATGCTTCCATGCAGGGGGATACTAAACAACAACATGAAACTTTTCGAGGTATGTTGGCATTAGATGAATACGGCACCCGTCGTGTTAAACAATGGATGAAACATAGTATTGAACCTGCTCTTAGGCAAGTTGGTAGAGTTGTAATGCAATTTTGTCAGGCTGCATATACTGCAAATAAACGATTTCGCATTATACAACCATCTGCTTTACAAGACGATAAAGAACAGGAAATTAATATTCCAATTTATAATGATATGGGAAAAGCAATAGGGAAGTCTATGGATTTATCTACTATGAAAGCTGATGTTCGTGTAGTTGCTGGTTCTACATTGCCAATTAATAGATGGGCATATCTGGCAGAATTGAAAGAATTGCTGCAATTTGGAGTTGTAGATGATATTGCTGTGCTTGCTGAAACTGATATAAGAAATAAAGAGCAAATAGCTCAAAGAAAATCTATGTTAGCTCAGGCACAGCGACAAATTTCTGAGATGGAAGAAACTTTAAAAGATAGTGAAGGAACTATAGAAACTCTTGAAAGACAATTAGTGCAAGCTGGTATTAAAGGAAAAGTTATGCAGGCTGAGATGGAAATCAATAAACAAAAGGAAGAGGTAAAAGGTGATAGAAAAGATGAATTTAGACAAACTGAGGCTGAGCAGAAGTTATTGAGGAATGTAATGGGCAATGAGGCAAGTACTAAAAAGAAAGAATTATCATTAGTTGTAGATGCAGCTAAAAAAGAATTGCAAAGTGATAGCAATAAACAGTAAAATACAATAACTATAATGGAGATTAAATGGCAGAAACATTTAATACTGATAGTAACTCTTTAGGTGATACCCCAGTTATAGAAGAAAAAACTGAACTGGAAAAAACTGAAGACTCTGAAGTAAATGAGTTTTTTAACTCTCTAGATAGACAAATAAATGATGTGACTTACGATAGTCCATCTGAATCCGAACAGGCAACCCAGCCAGTTGAACAACAAGTTCAACAAAGCGTTGGCTCCGAAGTTAATACGGATGCTTGGGAAAGTGATAGCAACCCATATAAAAAACGCTATTCAGACAGCAGTAAAGAAGCTGTCAGGCTTTCAGAACAGTATAAAGAAGTAGAACCTTTTGTTCCTGTTCTTCAAGCAATGAAAAACGACAGTGGACTAGTAAATCATGTTCGAGATTACTTGAAAAATGGTGGAACTCCTGTTAAAACAATTCAAGAACAACTGGAATTAGATGAAGATTTTATGTTTGATGCCAATGATGCGGTTTCACAACCAGATTCAGATTCGGCAAAAGTCATGAATGCTCATGTTGATTCTATTGTTCAACAAAGAATTGGACAGGTTCTTGATACTGAGAAGAAAAAAGCAATGGTTGCTAAAGATGCGAAAAATAAACAAATCGATGAAAAAAGATTTCGTGAGGAACACGATATGGGTAAGGTTGAATTCGACCAAATGGTTGATAAAGCCAAAACTCATACTCTCACGCTTGATGATATTCATTATTTGTTAAATCGTGACAAAACTGCAACCAATGTTCGGAACTCTACTCAAGAAGATATGATGAATCAAATGCGAAATATCCGAAACATGCCAACTAGTAATAGTGATGCCAATAATGTAGGAGAAACAAGAACAACTGAGGAACAGTTGTTTGAATCTATATTTGGTGATACTTCCACTGGAGAAAATCTGTTCGGATAAGATAACAATTAAGTTATCCTCCGATTAATAAAATACTCTTAAGGAGAGATAACAATGGCTGATGATTATAGTCGAATAACTCGACCATACACAGACACTCCGCATACAGTTGATCACCCTACGCAAACACAGCCGTGGGGAACTGACAACTTAGCTGCGGGGAATGAAAATCAACGTGTGGGCAGGACGTCACCTGACCTGGGGGATCTTCAACGAAGATACGACTTCGGAAACACCTACACAAAGCTCAGTTTCCTGCGAGACCCCTTCCAACACCTCCTCCTAGCTGGTAAACAAAAGAAGTTTGTATCTGATAGTAAGTTTGAATATGCTATCAAACGGGCAACTAATGTTTATAAACGCTATGGATATGTGCTTGGGGTAAAGGATGCTGGTGCTGCTGCAGTGGCAGCCCTCAATGTTACAACTGCTGGTTCTGCTTGGGATGCAGCGGCATTAAAACTTGTATTAGCTGATGCAGGCGATGGCACAGGTTGTCAAGATGATGCAATTCCAGCAGCTGCTGAAGATGTACAGCTTCTAATTGCAGGTGACTATAAAACACATGGTAACCTAGTCAATAAGATTGGAAGAAGTGCAGATTACGCTTGTGGAGCACCACTAACTCAACCAAACTGGTTCTTAAAAGACCAAGTAATCAAGATTCCTACTAGAGCAGCTGTTGATTCTGGTAGTGTCAATGGTTATGCTTTGGTTAAGATAACAGCATCACCTGTTGTAGTTAATGTATACGATAGTGCAGACGCAGGCGTGATAGCTACGATGGTATCAATTTATGGTACTGTTCTTAAACGAGATAGTGGATCAACATTCCCAGTCTCACTTCAAGATCAAGCTAGTGCAGCAACAATTCCTGATGTAAGTCATGGAGTTGGCGCAAGTGCGATAGCTGAAAAGTTAGAACCGATGCGTACATACATTGCTGGAACTGCTTATCATGAATTAAGTGGATATGGCGATACAACAAGTAACCAACCTTTCACTACGGATTTTGGCTTAACCCAAATCTTCAAGAAAACCGCAATGATGAGTGGTCGTGCAATGGCAACGGCTCTCAAATTTGGGGAGAATCCTTGGAAGAATGAGTGGGCTGACAAAATGACTGAAATGAATTGGGAAATTGGTCAAGCTGGTTATTTTGGTGAACAAAAGACAGATGCTGATGGTGTTACATACACTGAAGGTCTAGTAAACTTCATTCTTAATAACGGGAATTCATTTACATTAGATACATCAACCAAGACATTGGATGATTTTCTTGATGATATGAGTGCATTCTTTGATCCTCGCTATTCAGTTGCACAACATGTTGCTCCAGTTTATTACTGTAGTACTAATGTGTGGAATTGGTTGGCTAAAATGGGTGGCTTCTCTAAAAACAACATTGAACAGAGTCCTAATTACTCAATGCAGTTCTCTGGCTCAGGCAAGATGGCTGGCGTAAGTTACAGGCAGTTTGATGTTGATGGTTCTTCAATCCGTTGTGTACGAGACATTCACCTTGATGGTACTAACGTCAAGATGATTGGAGCAAACATGAAGGCTTGTAAAACTGTTGCCCTCAAAGCTAATGGCGTAAATCGTGACATGGCTGTGTATCCAGGAGTAAAAACAATCAAGAACTCAGGTGAAGATTATCGGGTTGATTTAATTCAAGCTGATATCGGATATGAGTTTACTGCTCCTGAAACACACGCAGTATGGCTATAACTAATAGGAGGCATTACAATGGCTAAATATTGGTTTGCAAAACATCCTGAAGGAAAACTACTACAAGGCTCAGTTGTATGGGACGCAAGTAATATGCCTGATGGAGATGAAGAAGCTAAAGAGGTCACCTGTACTGGTGCTGCTCTAGGTGACTTTGTCCTCGCCAGTTTAAGTATTGATCTTGCGGACTTAACTCTAAGCGCAGCTGTAACTGCTGCCGATACCATTACTTGTGTAATATCTAATAACACAGGTGGTGCTATCAACTTAGCAGAAGCAACTGTTTATGTTTTAGTTATTCCTAAAGCGACATACTCAAGTTAAATAAATTAGCCCCTCGGGAAACTGGGGGGCTTTTTTAAGGATGAGAAATGACTATTAAGAACATGATTGAGATGGTGAAGCAACATCATCCCAATGTAGGCGAAACTCAGATTATAGAATGGCTTAATCAAGCGATGGATGATATTACAGATAGGACATCTTTTGCTATAAAAGGGAGCGGAACTTTTGATACTGTAAGTGGGACTAAATACTATCCATTCTGGAAGATTGATGGAGTAGCTAATGAAGATGAAATTATTAGCATAGAAACTGTTACTTATAAAGAAGAACATATTCCTTTTGTTCGTGAGCCAGAACATATGGAGGGTTATTAATGGCTGATTCAAAAATTGCTCAGAAATATTGGTGGATAAAGAATAAGACTATAGGTATAGGTTGGTTAGATCGTAATGTTACAACTAATAATTATGCTCTTACAGCAGTTACTAATGTTGAAGAGGTAGTAGTACATTTTAAAGTAAAATTAGATAAAATTTCTGCTTTAGATACAACTCTTAGCAATAAATTACCTACTCAATTTGATGATGCTTTAGTATCTAGAGCAATAGAAAAAGGT